GAAGTTCTACCTGTCGAACCGCCGCCCCGAAGACTGGAAGGAAAAGAGCGAGGTCGAGATCACCGGCGATCTGGCATCTCGTCTCTCGTTGGCCCGTGAGCGTGTTAAGGCGAAGAAGTGAAAGTTGATTTCGATAATTTTCTCATCGCCCTGTATGGCTCCAACGCCATTGTTGGCGCCCTTTGTTGGTTGCTGGGCTATTTTCACCGAGGCTAAATAATGACCGATTCAAAACTCATCCTACCCGGCCATCACCAGCCAAGGAAATCCGATCACTGCGAATCCGCCGCGGCGAAGCTGATCCGCTCCGGGCGGCAATACCGGCAACTGGCCGAGCAATACAATGAGCTGCTGGAGAAATCGAAGGCGATCAACGAGGCCAACAAGTCGCTTTACTCTGAGCGCATGCTGATGGTCGACAAGTTGGCCGAATTGGGGCACGACTGGGACGGCGACAAGGAGTTGAACGACTTGCAGACCAATCCACCGGTTGAGTTCTTCAGCGACACGCCCGAGGGAATCCCGCACGAAAGCCGATGGGAGTTGGATCAGATCGCGATTGCCGCCCAGCAGTTGAACCCTGATCAGGCCAAGGGCATCCAGGTGGCGCACTTCGGCGTGGTCGAGATCGATGGGAAGAACTATAACCGCACGCGGTTCACGGCCCCACCGGCATGACGCAGACGGTTGACGACGCCGAGGCGCAACTGGTCGAGGACATCGCCGGGTTCACGCACGACCCGCTGGGGTACGTGCTGTACGCTTATCCATGGGGCGAAAAGGGCACCGAGCTTGAGCTTGAGGCTGGCCCTCGCCAATGGCAGCGCGATCTACTGGAAGAGGTCGGGGCGAAGCTGAAGCAAGGCGCCGGACTCAAGGAGGCGATGGAGCCGGTGCTTGCGGCCACCGCCAGCGGCCACGGTATCGGCAAGTCTGCGTGCGTCTCATGGATCATCGATTGGGCGATGTCCACGCATGAAGACTGCAAGGTGGTGGTCACTGCCAACACCGAGAACCAATTGCGCACGAAGACTTGGCCCGAGGTGGCCAAGTGGCACCGGCTGATGATCAACTCGCACTGGTTCACCTGCACGGCAACGGCGATGTTCAGTCGCGATCCGGCGCACGAGAAGACCTGGCGGGCCGACGCCATCCCCTGGAGCGAGAACAATACCGAGGCGTTCGCTGGTCTGCATAATGCTGGTAAGCGGGTGGTGCTGATCTTTGACGAGGGCAGCGCCATTGCTGACCGCGTATGGGAAGTCGCCGAGGGTGCGCTGACCGATGAGGGCACGGAAATCCTGTGGTTCACCTTTGGCAATCCGACCCGTAACACCGGGCGATTCCGTGAGTGCTTTGGTCGCCTCGCCCACCGGTGGAGTAATCGGCAGATCGATAGCCGAACAGTGGAGGGCACCAACAAGGGCCAGCTTGCCAAGTGGGTCGAAGACTACGGCGAGGACTCGGACTTTGTGCGCGTGCGCGTGCGTGGGATGTTCCCGATGGCCGGCGACACGCAGTTCATTAGCTCGACACTCATTGATCAGGCCATCAAGGGAACGCCGGCCACGGGATTGCGTGAGCCGCTGGTCATGGCCGTGGACATCAGCCGCAAGGGCGGAGACCAGAACGTGGCGCGATTTCGCCGCGGCACCGATGCCTGTACCATCAAGGCCGACAAGTGGCGGAATCCTGATCTGATGTGGACGGTGGGCCATATTGGCGAGCTGATCAACCGGTGGAAGCCAGACGGCGTCTTCATCGACGAGACGGGTCTAGGCGCTGGTGTGGTTGATCGCCTGCGGCAATTGGGCTTCAACGTCACGGGCGTCAACTTCGCTAGCAAGGCCGATGGCACCGCAGGGCTCGACAACTGCGCCAACAAGCGGGCTGAAATGTGGTGCCGGATGCGCGAATGGCTGCGCACGGGCGGATGTATCGACGCCGACAAGGAGCTGCGCGACGACCTGGAGGGCATTGAATACGGGTACGATGCGCACAACCGCATCCTATTGGAAAAGAAGGAAGACATGGCCAAGCGCGGCCTGGCATCACCCGACAATGGCGACGCGCTGGCCATGACCTTCGCCTACCCGGTGGGAATCGCCAACCGTGGGCCGGTCGCTCAATTTGAGGTGCACGCCACCGGCATAATGGCGATCACCGAATACGATCCCTACAAGTAGGACGTGGCAGAAACTGCAACGCGGCAGGACTCCGGCGCATCCATAGCGTCGCGGGATGGGCGCAGAGTATCGCGAAGAGGACATGCTGGACACGTGGGACGAGTTCCTGCCGCTGTTCCGTGCCAACTTTGAAGCGGCTCGCGACTTCCCAGATCTGCCGTTTGCCATCTCGCGCAATTACTATGAGGCGCTGAAAGCTTCAGGGCATCTCCGCTTTTACTCCATGCGCGTCGACGGTGTGGCCGCTGGGTACGCCATTTTCGTGCTGGGCATTTCCCCCCAGTCCGGCGCCGTGTCGGCATGGCATGACGCGCTGTACATCGACCCCGCGCACCGCCTGGGCCATCGCGGCTCCAATCTGTTGGCGTTCACCGAAGAGCAGCTTCGCCACCTGGGGGCCACGCTGATTTACCAGCACACCAAGGCGCATGCCGATCATGGGGCGCTGCTGGAGCGTCGCGCATACCGCAAATCAGAGACGGTGTACGTCAAGCGACTTGACCAAGAGGTGACCAATGGGCGGGGGTAATCCAATCAAGAACACGTGGGACAAGGTCACCGGCTCCAGCGTCGGCCAGATCGCCGTTCCTATCGTCGCTGGCTACGTCACGGGTGGACTTGCCACAGGCGGGCTGGCAGCTGGCAGCACTGTTGAAGAAGGCGTAGTAGGAGCAGCAGGACAGAAACCCGGCGCCGTTGGGGCCGCTGCTGGTGTCGCCACTGCTGGAGCGATTGCACCAAGCACCGCCACGGCAGGCGACCCCCTCGCGCCACCGGACATGGCGACCGTCAACGATCCGTCAGCCGTCGACCGCGCCCTACGCCACAAGCAGCGCCTCGCCGCTGCTGCTGGCCGTGGATCAACCTTCCTCACCGGTTCGCAGGGCCTTGGCGGCGATGCGAGCGGCGGCGGTGGCAAATCACTTCTTGGACTGTGAGACATAAATGGCCCTGACCAAACTCAACGCCGCTCCGATCGTTGCCAACGGCGATTACCCCAGCCCCACCGGCCAGACGGCATCGGGTGACATGACCCTGTCGGCATTCGGCACGTTCGTAACGGCCACGCTTGCCTATTTCTGGTCGCCTGATGACGGCACGACCTGGCATCCGATCGCTGGCGGATCGTTTACCGCGATCGGGTTTGTGCAGTTCAAGGTTCCGACCGGCGCACGCATCAAGGCCACGGTTACCGGCTGGACCACCGACTCGCTCAACGCCGCCGTTGGCGCCCTGCCCCAGCACTGATGCCCGTGGAAAAGTCCGAGCGCAAGCAGTATGAGGAACAACGCCAGCAACTCGACAATGAGCGAGCAAGCTGGATCACGCATTGGCGTGAGCTGTCGGACTTCATCTTGCCGCGCCGCTCGCGCTTCCTTGCTGCTGATCGCAATCGCGGTGAGCGTCGCAGCAAGAACATCATCGACGGCACGGCCACAGATTCGGCCATCGTCCTGCAATCGGGGTTGATGTCGGGCGTCACATCGCCGGCTCGTTTGTGGTTTGAGTTGGCGACGGCTGACCCGGTGCTGATGAAGGTCGCATCGGTGCGCCGTTGGCTGGCCGATGTGACCGAAGTCCTGCGCGGGATCTTTGAGAAGTCGAACCTCTATAACGCGCTGCCAACTTTATACGGCGACATGGGGGTGTTTGGCACCGGCGTCATGCTGGTGCTGGATGACGACCGTGACGTGATCCGGTGTTATACGCTTCCCGTGGGCAGCTATTGGCTGTCGAACAATGAGCGCCTGGAGGTCGATAAGCTCTTCCGTGAGACATCGATGACGGTGCGCCAGATGGTCAACCGATTTGGAATCGACAACGTTTCCGAGTCGGTCAAGGGCATGTGGAAGAACAATCAGCGCGAGACGTGGATTGAGGTCATCCAGGTCATCGGGCCAAACGATGACTACAAGCCCGGTAGTCCGTTCGCCAAGCATAAAAAGTTTGAGTCCTGCTATTACGAAAAGAACGGCAACGACGACAAGACCCTGGGCGAATCCGGCTTCGACGAGTTCCCCGGCCTATGTGGTCGCTGGGATGTCACCGGCGAGGACGTGTACGGCAACAGCCCGGCCATGAACATCCTGGGCGATGTCAAATCTTTGCAGCTCTACGAGAAGAAGACCGCCAAGGCCGTCGATAAGATGGTCGATCCGCCGTTGGTCGGGCCGTCATCGATCGCTCAGCGTCCGGTGTCGCTGCTGCCCGGTGCGGTGACCGTAGCCGACGTGCGCGAAGGCATGCAGGGGTTGCGCCCCATCCACGAAGTACGCTTCGACATCAGCCACGCCGAGATGAAGGCTGAAGGCTGCCGCCAACGCATCAAGAGCGGCATGTTCACCAACCTATTCCTGATGCTGGCGAATGACCAGCGCAGCGGGGTAACGGCCACGGAGATCATGCAGCGCCAAGAAGAGAAGATGCTGATGCTTGGGCCAGTGCTGGAGCGTCTGAATGATGAGATTCTGGCGCCGCTGATCGACCGCACCTTTGCCATCGCGCATCGTCGCGGATTGATCCCCGAGGCTCCGCCCGAGATGCACGGCGTGGAGCTGAAGGTGGAATACTCGTCCATCATGGCCGCAGCTCAGCGTCTCTTGCGCGTGGGCGGCGTCGATCGCTGGGTGGCCACCGTGGGGAATATGGCTCAGGCGAAGCCCACGGTGCTCGACAAGGTCGATGAGGACAAGGTTACGGACTTCTATGGCGATGCCCTGTCCGTGCCGCCCGACCTTATCCGCAGTGATGACGAGGTTGCCGCCATCCGACAGGGCCGGGCGCAGGCGCAGCAGCAGCAGGCGCAGGCCGCCAACTTGGCCAACGTCGCCAAGGGTGCGCAACTCTTGAGCCAGACCGATACCCGCGGCGAGAACGCCCTGACTGACATCCTTGGTCAGCAGACCGGAGCGCGTCTATGAACGACGAGGTGAGGTACGAAAAGCAGCCCAAGCCCGAGCGCAAGCAGGCCGTGGCCAATGCTGCCGACCCCGAACAGGTGCAACGCGCCAAGGAGTCCGAGCGCGATGCCCGCAAGATCGAGCTGCGCGACCTCAGCGCAGTGCTCGACACGCCAGAAGGTCGCCGCGTGCTGTGGCGCCTACTGGACGTTGCTGGCGTCCATCGCTCAACGTTCAACCCGCATGGGTCCATCAGCGCCTTCAACGAGGGCATGCGCAACGTCGGCCTGATCTTCCAGAAGGACATCACCGACCACTTCCCCCAGAAGTACGTCGACATGTTGCAGGAAATGCAACGGCGACACGACAAGACCGCGTCCTAGCGTCGCCATATCTATGCCTGACGAAGCCACATCAGCCGCGCCTACCTCAACCCCCGGCAATGCCGGAACGGGTGCCGCTGCTGCCAGTGGAACGCAGGCACCTGCCGCAGGCTCAACGCCTGCGGTTACAGTCGTTTCAAGCGCAGCCACTTCCAATGCTGCAACCGAACCGACCAGCACCGGAACCGCACCCGCTGCGGCCACTCCCGGCAAGACTGAGCCAGCGGCGACGGAAGTCGCTTATGACCTCAAGCTGCCAACCGGCGCCCTGTTGACCAAGGAGGCGTTGCCACAGCTCGCCGCCGTGGCCAAGACCCTGGGGCTCTCGCAGGACCAGGCGCAGAAGTTCGTGGATCACCAGAACACGCTTGCTGCCCAGGCCACCAAGGAACAGGAAGCCGCCTGGGCCAAGACCACCTCGGAATGGGACGCTGCTGTTAAGGCAGATCCCGTCATCGGCGGAGCCAACCTGGACGCATCGAAGCGCGACTTCGATACCGCCCTTGGCAAAGCCGATAAAGAGTTCCGCGATCTGCTGGAGAAATCCGGCTATGTGGCACATCCTGCGGTGCGCCGCGAACTGTCGCGTATGGGCAAGCTCATGCGTGAAGACGGTTTCTCAGGCAACGGTGGGGGCGGAACCAAGGCATCCGAGCAGGAATCCTTGGCGAAGACCTACCCGACCATGTTTCCCGCCGCAACCTGACGCTATTTTCCATCTTTTTTTTTCATCTCCACCTCAGCCGCCAACGGGCTGAGCGCATTCCCGCACAACAGCGGGCCAGGAGTTTCCCATGCCAGCCCTCGGCGCCCTCTTCCCCACCCTTCAAGACATCGTCAAGCGTACCAATCCGGACGACACTGTCGCCCGCGTTGCCGAACTCCAGGACAAGACGAATCCACTCGTCTCGGACATGGCATGGAAAGAGGGCAACCTCGCCACCGGCCACCAGGTCACCGCTCGTACCTCGCTGCCGGCTCTGACCTACCGCAAGTTCAACCAGGGCATCGTTTCCAGTAAGAGCACGACTGAGCAGTACGTTGAAACGTGCGCGATGCTCACCGGCCTGTCGAAGGTCGATACCGAGTTGGCGAATCTCAACGGCAATGCCGCCGCCTTTCGCCGTGATGAAGACATTGCCTTTACCAAGGCGTTCAACATCGAACTCGCCAACGGCATGTTCTACAGCACGACCACGGGCACCCCGGAGAAATACCAGGGCCTGGCTCCGCGCCTGAACGTCACAGCCGGCAATGTCGCCTCAGCGCAGATCATCAAGGCGGATTTGACCGCCTCCGGTGCCGACCAGACCTCCATCTGGCTCATTGGCTGGTCGCCCACCACGGT